GAATAACCTTGAGATCGCAGCCTGTCTCTCCTTCGATGGATTGACGCAATCTCATCCCCGCGGCTGAGCCAGTACCCTGCAGGCTTGGGTACGACGGGGAATGGATTGGTGGGGTTTTGCCGTCCCGTGGGGACAGCCGTGAAGGCAGCCCGTACATGCCGCGAGTAACAGCAGCGATAAAACTGCTTCGGCAATGGGCCCTGAAGTTTCACTTCACACTCAGCGATGGACTTAAACCATCGACGCAAAAAGAGTGCGAAGTTACGCTTCTTGACAAGCGAATCCGCGAGAAAACCGACCGGATCCGTCACCTCCCGGCTCCTTAAAAGGACGCCCACATTCGTTTTCTTTACCTTCTGCCCCCGAAAAAACGGCGTAGAGTTAATCTCCGCCCAATCGGGGCACACGATCGTTTTTTCCTCGTTCAACACAAGGCCTGCTAAAGCCCCGTGTCGGAGGATACCGGCACGAATACAGAGAGAACTGTCAAACTCTCTGAATAGAAGGTCATCGCCGTTGACGAGGCAGCGATGCTCCTGGAATTGCTTCCAGGAGATTTTACCCGTCTCGAGGAGATCTGCGAGTGAGAGGTCGACAACCGCCTTGTTGATCAGACAAAGCAGCGGGAAGCTCATAGGGCTCCCCATCGGCTGGCCGAAGCCAACTGCGTCGCCCGGATCGAATGATAAGTTTGCAAGCACATCAAGTGCTTCAGATTCGTCCGGAGTCAACTCCCGACTCTTCTCCTTCAAGACCTCGACCATTGCCCTCACATATGGGGTCTTTATGTTGTCCGTGGCACTCTTGTAGTCGACGGAAACAAAGTTCCCGGGTGCCAAATGGTCGAGCCTCCTGACTTGCTCATCGGTTGGGCTACCGACAAGAAGCCATCCTCCCCTGCGTAGGTTCGCATACAGAGAGTGGTGCAAGGGTGTCAATAACTCGACGTTACGTGAGGAGTACAACGTAACGACCCTTGGCTTTCCGGAAGAGTAGACAAGCTCTGTCCGGCAGAAGCGGGAAAAGGCTTCGACTCGCCAATTCCCCCCATCACTCCGCGTGTGACCAAGCGAACCGTGGCCGTTAGGAATATACGGCCCTTTCCGCAGGTCCCAGCCGGTGGGTACTAGAACCCCCACCGCTCTCTTGAAGCGCCGGATGTGCTCAACATCCACGCCAGCTGGTCTGGACCTCTCTTCTTTGTATCTCCTAAGTATCTCAGCCGTCCCACTTGCGCAGGACGAACACGGGCCCAGTTCTAGCTTCTGGGCCGACTTAATACTTAGCTCCTCAACCGGGGTCAGGTTTTCGGAGAAGACGGAACGGATCGCGGAACGAAGATGACCGCACTGTATCCGTCGAGGTAACGCCTTACGGCACTCACTCTTGAGACCCGACTGATCCGCTACGAGTAGCTTCACAGCGGCCCTCGCAACCCTCGAATTGCGAGACTCTCTTTTACAGCCCGAGTCGGCTGGACCAACCTTTTCTTTTGTTTTTACCGTGAAGGATGAGGGACCTCCACCAGGCGATTGAGGATTAACGTCAAGAGCGACCAGGCACCCGCCCTGGCCTTGACGACGCCTCTTTTGCATAAGAAAAGAACTGGACACGAGGCCCAGAGAAATAGAAACGGGAGACCCGTACGGAAGCCAGAAGAGTTTAACTGGCCAGTATTGTCGTTTCCGCATGATTTCTATTTCTTTTACGATCATTTCAATTTCCTTTTATACACGTGAGGAGCTGATCAAGCTCCGGTGTTGCGCCGGCCGGCGATGGGACCGGGGGATGGGAAGGACCATGTCCACCCAACGCGTTTGCCCAGTGCTCAGCACACCAGGACGATACGACAATCGCGAGGATTGAACCGTACCGAGCTACTTGCGGGCCAAGTACTACCCTGGCATTACAGGCAACCCCCCAACACCCCACAGCTAGTGCAGCATTTCACAGCCACACGGTCCCGAGCAGCCACCACTACGTGCTGCTGTCTCTCAAAGCCCGCCCGCAAGACGGCTGCGGCTTACTGGAATAGGCAGGTCCCTTCCAGGACACTACCCTCTTTATAACTGATTTCCTTATCCCAGTACTTTCAGTTTCCAGGCCGTTAACCAGACGCCTTCCATGGTAGGGGCTGACCGCACCTGTGGGTGCAAGCGAAGTCAGCACGAGGACCACTAACCCTCGTTTGTAGGGAAATCCCTA